CATAATCCCTATTACTATGTAAACTTGTAGTGTCGTTATCTGAAGTGAATGTAATGTCTCCAGAAATAAATCTAAAAAACTCAAACATATCTGTTGTTATTGGAGCTGCTGGATCTGTAACATCTATAGCTTGATAATTCATTGCAATTACCTGTAACTCAAATGTATCAGATCCTGGAACTACCGCAGTTAATGCAAACCCTTGCTGTGCAGTTGCATCAGTTATACTACTATTAAATTTGGTAAATGTACAGGTGTTAGCTGGAGCAGATAAATAATTATTAAATAAATCTGTTAAAGAATTTCCTGTATCTGCTAATGGCAAGGTCTTAAACCTTCCATCTGATAATATACCTGTTCCTATTGCATCTTGAAACTGAGCTGAACTTACAAAATCATAAACAGAAGAATAATCTTCACTTAATGTAATAGATATTGTTAGTGGAAAAATTGCGTTTTTAAACTCTTCATTATCAATGTAACAATCAGTAGTGGTTGTTCCTGTTAATTTAGCGTGTTCAAAACGAAAAGACAAACCTATCACAGCACCTACTTTTAATTTATCAGAAATTTCAGCTAAATTAACAGTAATTTTACTATTATCTATATTTTCAGTTGTTCCAGAAAGAGTATAAGCGCTACCATTCCCTGGCTCTGGAATTGTTAAAGTTATAAAATCTACGTTTTTTGAAATGTAAGAGGTTGTATAGTTTAAAGCAATGTTTGATCCAACAGCACTCCCTCTTCTAAAGTTATATCCATCTATAAAATTACCATAAAATAACCTATTACTCATTATTGTTTGAGCTTTTGCTACCCTTGGAACATTATCATATTGTCTTAATAACTCATCCCCACCTATTGTAGTATAAATTTTACTATTTGTAAAAGAATAAGTTTTAGACGTATTGTCTGCCCATCCATAATCTTGTTTTTTAAATCGCTCTATTACAAAAATAGAATTTGAAGTTGTTTCTTTATATAGTAAGTCTATTTCTAAAACACGCTTACTACCAGTATTAAAAGTTACAATTGCTCCGTTGTATCTATTGACCATTCCACCGTTTAAAAAGTTTCTTGTATCAAAAGTAAATGTGCTTGCTGCAAAAGCTGGTTTTGTAAATAAAGAAGTAGCGCTATATTGGTTGTCTTGATATCTGTATCTATATGCAAAACAAACAAATCTTTCTTTTAAGTAATTCTCATTACCAGGTAGGTTTACAAGTTGAACTAATGGCGCAGCTAAGTTTACATTTGATCCAACTACATCTTCAAACCCAGGTGGCTTAACTATTACAGATATATCTTCTTCAACAATCTGATCTGTATTACCAACTGGGTTAGGATAATTTCTTCCTATATTTATCATTCGAGGAGGATTTAAATCATCTGTAAAAAACAGTAATTCTCCATCCACTAAATCAACCGCTGTTATTAAATACTGAGGATCAAAATTTAATACTGTAGTAGAAACCACATGATATTGAACAACTTGATTCTGAGTATTATAAGAAACTATTAAATCAATACCTCCGACTTTAGCAGAAAAATCTTTATCATGTATAAACCAATAGATGTTCTCTCTCATTCCATCTTCATAAGCTCCTATACATACTGCTGTTGAAGATATAGACGTGCCTTCAAACTCAATTGTTGTAAGTTTTTGATTACCCCTGGAGTTTTCTACAGCTCCTATTTCAGTAGTTTCTGTAGCTCCTAAACGAACATTCATTGCGTCAATATATTCTCCAGGAGGAAGAAGCCTTTCATCGATAGACTTATTCATTCTACCTGCCGTAAAATTTGTTGTAACTATTGGCATATTATTTTATCCATTTATTCTGACCTCTCATGTTCATTAACAATCGACCAGGGTGTATATTACTTAATCTAATTTTTGCATTTCTTAACAAAGAGGACTTATCTTTTCTTGCTCTATTAATTACATACTCTGAAACACCTACTCTTCCATTTAATATAACGTATCTAATATAAGCATATATATATTCTTCAAATAATTTATTTACATGAACATCGGTGTCGACTCCATTTTCCATTCCATCTGAAACATATTCTAAAACAATAGAAGAAGAAGCAATTATATTACTAAAGTTAATTACACCTGCTTGCTTATTAATTGTAAATGTAGGATTAGAATTTGCAGTCTCTGTGTTTAATCCAAAGCGTGCGCCTACTGCATAATTAAAACACCACACACCATTTATACACCATCCTTCAGAATTATTGTAAGGACTGCTCGAGTTTAAATATATGCTCGGAGCTGTAGCTGACATTTGGTTTAAATTTAATTCTGACTCTTGAGGACTTAACGCATTACCATCTTGATCAAATAATACATTTGACTGATTGTCTTGTAAATATGCAGAAGACCAATTTGTTTGAATATTTTCTGACAATGGATGTAATACTCCATTTACAAATTGAGAAATACGTACCCAATTCACATAGTCTGGAGGTAATACAAAACGCAATTGATCCGTAATGTCTAACTGAAGAATTTTAATTTCCTTCATCGCGTCATAATTTAATTCTTGTATCCCTCTTTTAGCGTGAAATAAAATTTGATACCTTTCAATATTATTTATTAACTCGTGATTACCTTGATACATTAACATAAAATTGTTAACTATATCAGATAAAGAGAGGAATTGATACGATCCATGATTTAAATCAGTTGGATTGTTTCCTGAGTTTTGATAATATGCGTAATCATTTATATATGCCATAATTATTGTTGTTGTTGATTATCCATTATTTCTGCATTTTGACCAAACTCAATTACATCTTTTTCTCTAATTTCAAGACCAACATATTGGCAAATCTTAGCTATTAGAATAGGTTCATCTGACAACGGTAATTCAAAGTCTTGATAATCAGCATTTGTAGGATCAAATAAAGGCTCTCCAGCTAATAATGTAGCGTAAGTCCAGTTTGGTGTTAAAGGGTATCTAACGTACTGTGAGGTGACTTGACCGATTGTATTAATAGTAATTGGAAACGCTTCTGCTACAAGAGCATTTTGTGTGTAAGCTGGATAACCAATGTTTGGTTTTGTTAAAACAGAATTGTTTAACATTGTTATTTTACTTTGAGCAACTCTTTCAGCTTCTATTATATTGTTAACTGAATATATGTTATATGTTTTTCCTATAGCATCCCATACTATTGCTCCTGTTGTTGGAAACACTAAAAGATTTGTTGCGTTTACAACTGAAGAAACTACTGTATTATAAACTACTCCCCCTGTAATTGTAGAAACTATATCTCCAACAACTACTCCTGATGCAATAAAATCTGCCGTAGTGTCGTTTACCGCTACACCACCTCCATTTATAGAAGTTGTAGTGCCTGCGGCTAACTCCTTAGTATATACCATCATTTTATTAATTAAATAATAATCAGATGGTAGTGTATATAAGTTAGTTCGTATGTCTCCTAATTGAGTTGTAGCAGAATTTAATAATGGAGTGTTTACATAAAATGTATCAATTACCTCAACTAATCCTTTAGATATGTCAGCATAACCTGTTCCAGATTGTCTTTGATTTTCTTTTAATATTTGATTATTATATTGATAAAAATAATCCTCAAACATATCCATTTGAGCTTGTTGCGCATACAGATTAAAGTCAGCTGGAGATATGTAACCGTAATTGTTTTTATTCGCTATAGCTAATACAGTATTTCGTACTTCGTTTATTGGCATAATTAATTCTTTTTACAAAGATAGCAAAAAAAAAGAGGCTACTTTTTTTTGTAGCCTCTTTAGAATTTAATTAATATTTCATTAAGTTAATCTTAAAATAAAATATTCTTTTCCACCTAACCATGTTGAGTTACTGCCTGAGTTATAAGCATTTGGAAGTCCTGGGAAATCGTAAGTTACATCTGTCCACTCAGTCTCTAAAGAAGAAACAATAGCGTCCTGTATAGCTCCTCTCATATCAGAATTAGCTCCAGTTGTAGATGAGTATGCATAATCAACTCTCCCTACATCCGTACCAGCCACATCATATGTGATATTAATAATAGAAGATGTTGATGCGCTATTTGAAACATCAGCAACATTAGCTGATCTTATCATTTTGTCGTGACTTTCAGCGCCTTCTTTGTATATAAGGTATTCATCACCGCTAACAAATATATCTTCAGATACACCAAGTTGGGTTTTAGAGACAGAAGTAATTCTTGTTACAGAACCACCTGTAAGATCTTTAACGTAATCTCCTGGTTTAACGCCAA